CGAACGGTTGGGTTCGGTTTTCATATTTAAAACCTAACATGTCAAGGCCTTTGATATAGGTATCTTCCCAATCTTTCCTCGACTCCTTATCCGTTTCGAAATCGCTTACTAGATCTATTGCAAATCTACGTAATTCTGTTTCATCAATGTATTCTGCCAAATTGGCATCATGTGGAATGTTTGCTGTATCAATAGGAGCGTTTGGATCAAAATTTACATCTGCACCACCTTCTGCTGTTTCAGTTATCTCAACATTAGGATCAGAAATCTTTTGATCAGGCTCCAATTGTATTTCTTCGCCTGTTGGCTCTATTTCCAATGCGTCAGCCAAAGAGCCTAAAGCGTTCTCTATATTGTTGTTTGGATTTTTTGGTGGCATTATTTTTTAACTATTCCCCCTTTTTTATAGATAGGAAGACCCTTGTCAATAAGTGCCTGCGCACCCTTATTTTCCTTGATTAATATCATTGGAACTTCCCATGCCCTTTTATTATCATCCATTATATATGTTTTCATAAATTTTGCACCACTTTTCTTTGCTGCCTTCTCCATGGCGCCTTTCGCCATTGGACCGTAGGCAACAAGGTTTCCTTTATAGTCCCTTCCTGTAGAGGACATATTCAAATTCTTGATTGCTGGCGTGTTAATTGAAATTCCGTCATATCCGCCCTCGCGAGCCACGCGAAGCATATATTTCATGATAAATTCATTGTAGTCCTCAGTCTTGCTGAGTGGTCCTTGAGGAACACCGCTGTGCGATCCTTGTGCCATTTTCTTCTTCTCGTCCTCAATTATTTTTCTTACCTTTACACGTTCCTTCTTAAGCCTGGTAAGCCTAGTTATAATTGCTGGAGTCTGTTTCTGCACCAATAAATCATCAATTTTTGCTTTTAAAAGCAAGAGATGCTGTTCATTCGCTGTTGCTACTTGCTCCTGTAGATCTCCACGCGGTGCGTATTTGCTGGATGCAACGAGCTTGTCATAATCTTTCTTCCCTTGTTTAGTCATCTTTGCATATTCGCCCTCAGGAGTTTTTCCTGCTTTCTCCCAATCAAGGTGTTTTTTCTTTAATGCTCTTTGAGCCATATTGACCTTCTGGTGCATGTCTGACTGAATTTCCTCTATGTGAAGAAGCCTTCTTCCAAACTGGTCTGCTCTATCCGTTGTTCTTGCATGTACCACTCCTCCTATTCTATCTGCATCATCTAAATTAAAGTCATGAGCGTACTTATATTCCGGCTCCGTGTGTCGTAAGCTTCCAGGTTTGTACCTAAATAAAAATTCCCTGTAATTATCCCCACCACCCATCATCTGCGTTCCACGGTGCTGAGGGTCTCTCTTATATGTCTTGAATCCTGCTGTTCTTTTTCCTAATCCTGTGGATATTTGCTGTAGAAGTTCCTTGATCTCAAACGGGAACCTTTGCGGTACTCCTGCTTCAAGTGCATTCTCAACGCCAAAGTTTCTATACACCATGTCATCTATATGTTTAGCAATCTCCTTCGCTTCCTTTCCTGTTTGTGTTTGTTTCAGCTGTGGAAGAACAGCCTTAATATAGTCATAAAATCCCTTTATCGCCGGATTACGTATTGCCTGCGTGTCAACCTGCGCTAATTTTCTTGACATGTCATCAAAGATACGCCCACCTGTTGACTCGCCAAGTACGGTGACTTCCATCGTAGGCGCCATCGCGTCAAACTGCTTGACAAGAACTTCCTTTGAAACTGTCTTGTTACCTGCCCTTGAAAGCCACGGCGCGAGCGAGGTGTCATTCAGCTCCATGTCCTTTATTCTTGGGTATCCCTTCGGATTCAATATGCCAT